TTCAGAAATGCTTGGACATTATCTGGCAAAACAATAACAGAAGATCTAGCTGAATCTAAAAAAATTTTTCAAGATAAGATTAGAGAAGTTAGAACTCCGTTATTAGCAGAAGAAGATGTAGTCTATATGAAAGCATTAGAAGCTGGAGATAGTTCTGCACAAGCAGCTAGTGTTACTAAGAAAAAAGCATTAAGAGATGCACCTGCTGCAAAGGCAATCACAGATGCAGACACTATTGCTAAGTTAAAAGCAGCTTGGGATACAAGTGTATTAGGCGATAGTCCATACGCATAGGAGTAACGGATGGCATTAACTAAAGTACAAGCAGAGGGAATAAACTTAGCAGATACGTTTGCTTTTACTGGCACACTCACTGGTATTGATGAAGGATATAGTGTTGCTCATGCATCTACATCCACTAATAGAACTCTAACTGGTGATTCAGGTTTTGTCGATCATCTATCAGTTACATTTACAACGACAAAAGTACAAACATTACAATGTATTGCTCAGTTTTCACATGGTTATGAACAAGGTCAGGTCATGGTTGCTGGTAGATTTGACTTAGATGGTTCATCACAATCTACTGAATTACAAGTATTCAAACAAGGACACGGCATAAATATGTCTCATGGTGCTCATAATCTACATGGCTTTTTTACAAACGTAAGTGCTGGTAGTCATACAGTAACTATTCAAGTAAGAAATTCTACGTCAAGCACAACAGCAATTATGAACTATTTTGATGATGCTAATAATGGTGACAATATTTTTGTTTTGTTTAAGTAAGGAAGTAATATGAATGTTGTAATATATCAAAAAGCAATAGCTAATTTATTAGGCAATGAAGTTGGTTTTACTTTTGAAGAAACTGACTATTCAACATTAGTTATAAATGGAGATGCTAAGAAGCCAACAGAAGATGAGATTAAAGTTGAATATGACAAAGTTTTAGTTTCTGAAAATTTAGTTGAACTAAGAAAACAAAGAAATATCTTATTAGCTGAAACTGATTATCTAGCTTTATCAGATGTAACCATGTCTGATGCTTGGAAAACCTATAGACAAGAACTTAGAGATATAACAAAAACATTTAAATCAATGAGTGATAAAGATTTTAAGTTTCCAGAGAAACCAACGGAGTAAATAATGCCATACATAGGTCGTTCAGAAAATTTTGGTGTAAGAAGTAGGTTTCAGTATCAAGCTACGGCTGGACAAACTAGCTTTAGTGGATCAGATGCCAACTCACTATCACTAAGTTACACTGATAGTCTGTATATGGATGTATATCAAAATGGTGTATTGTTAGTGCCTGGTGACGACTACACTGCAACAACTGGCACAACTGTTGTATTAGTCCAAGCAGCGAGTTTAAACGACATCGTAGAAATGGTTGTGTATGATACTTTTTCTGTAGCAAACTCATATACAAAAACAGAGTCAGATACAAGATATCCTTTCAAGGGTAACAACTCAATCATCAGATTAAATGGACAGACAATAAGTGCAGACATTACAATAGATAGTGATGAGAATGGTGTAAGTGCAGGTCCTATAACACAGTCAGCAACAGTTACTGTTAATGGCTATTGGAGTATTGTATGACAAGTCAGTTAAATGTAGACACCATTGTAGATAAAGCAGGTAGTGGTGGCACGAATGTAAAGATGGCTAACACTTCAACTTATGTTGATGGTTCAGCTACACAGAATACTTTACAAGGTTTGGCGAAACACTGGGTGAACTATGATGCAGTAGACCAAGCCACAAGAGGGAGTCTTAATCAAACTTCTTTAACAGACCATGGTACTGGAGATTTTTCTACTTTTTATACTAACAATATGTCAGGCTCAGAAGACAGATGTATATTCACAACCACATACAATACTGTAAACGAAGGTAGCAGTGAAAATTCTGGGGCACACAGAGCAGGTTCAAATTCAAACCAAGCAGGTGATACTGCACAGTCAACAACTAGAGTAAATTTTCATACATATTATGGTTCAAGTGGTTCAGGCGATGGTGCTAAACAAGACCATGACGGAAGTTACTGTGCAACATTTGGAGACTTAGCATAATGGCAAGTGAACTTAAAGTAGATAAATTCACAGGTGTAACCACAGCAGGTTCTATTAATGTTACATCAGGTAGTACAACAACTAATCTGCAACAAGGGTTGGCTAAAATGGTTATAAATTATGACCAAATAGCAAATTCAATTAGATCCTCATTAAATGTGTCTTCTGTATCTGATGATGCTACAGGTCAATTTGAAATAACATTTTCAGCATCTTTTAATGACATTAACTATTCTCCATCATCAGCATCTTTAGCTATGGCAGCAAGTAGTGATAGAGTTGGCAACTTTGTTGGTGTAAAAATTACATCTCAATCAACTCCTAATGCAAGGTCTGTTGGGTTATTTACAGGCAGTGTAAAAATTGATTGTGGTTATGCATCTAGTGATAGTTCAGACGCAAATGAAGAAGATAATGATGCAAATGGCGTACAAATATTTGGAGACCTCGCATAATGGCTAGTATATTAAGAGTAAACACATTAACAGATGCAAGTAGTAATAACTCTACACCTATGGCTACTGTAAATCAGGGCACTGCAAAGGTTTGGATAAATTTTAACGGAGAAGGCACTATTGCTAGTCGTGACAGTTTTAACGTATCTGGTTTAACAGACGTTGCAACTGGCACATATAATGTAGGCATAACAAACAATCTTGGAAATGCAGATTATGTAACAACAGGTGGAGGAGGAGATAGTAACGCATCAATGGTCGTTGTTCAACAACCTCACGATAGCCTTGAACCTACGACATCTCTCTTTCGTGTCACTTCTGTGCAAACACACTCAACAATATTGGATGAGCCATACATAGGTGCAGCAATACATGGAGACTCAGCATGACCAAAGCAGCAGAATTAGCAAAGATGGGTGAAGTCCTAACCAATAGTCAGATTAGTGGGCGAAGGAATATTGTTACCAATGGTGCAATGCAAATTTTTCAAAGATCAACTTCTGCTACAGCAGCTGGTTCTGATTATACTACTGTTGACAGATTTAGAGGAGACACAAGCACTGATGGTGCTTTTACTACTGAAAAGTCAACGGACAATCCTTTTGGAACTGGTAATTCTTTAAAGTGTCAAGTTACAACAGCAGACACAAGCCTTTCAAGCACTCAGTTTTCACGAATTATTCAAAGAATTGAAGCACAAGATTTACAGCAATTATCGTATGGAACATCCTCTGCAAAAACTTTAGCACTTTCATTTTGGGTAAAGTCAAACAAAACTGGAATATATTCTATTCTTTTAAGAAAACCAGATAATACAGCTTATCATTTCATTCACGAATACACAATTAATAGTGCAAATACTTGGGAGCAAAAGGAAATAATTATAACTCCGACTGCTGGTAGCACTTCATTTATCACTGCTTCTGCTGGTGCAATTGATAATGATAATGGTCTTGGATTTGAGTTATCATTTGGTCTTGGTCAAGGTTCTACTTATGCCATAGGAACAAGTAATACTTGGTCAAGTGATACTAATACATACGCATCGAGCAATCAAGTTAATTGGATGGACAGCACCTCTAACAATTTTTATTTAACACAAGTCCAACTAGAAGTAGGCTCACAAGCCACACCATTTGAGCATAGGTCATTCGGAGAAGAACTAGCTTTGTGTCAGAGATATTGTGTTCAAATTGTTAATACTCATTCAGCAGGAACTGGGCATATAATACTTGCAGGTATGTCAAGAGGAAGCACTAATAAAAATTTTACGTTGCCTTTGCCTGTGACAATGAGAGATACGACACCCTCTGTAACATTAACTGGTGATGTACGTCTTTTAAACCCTGAAAACCATGATTATGTAAACGCCACAGACACTTTAACTTGTGGAGGAGTTACGCCAACACTTGTGTATTCTGGAAATATGTTAGTTTTATTGTACACTGGCTCTGTAACAGGAGTCACCGATACAGGTAATGCAGATTACAATTTTCAAATAGTAGCTGCTAGTGATCATCTTTTTATTATAGATGCGGAGTTATAAATGAATTTTACATCTGTTAAATACGCTTTAGGAAGACTTAGTTCTGACGAAAATGCACCTTTAGAAAATGCCTCAATTATTGCAGTCTTAGATGGTAAAACATGGCACATACCACTAGACCCTGCTAACAGACACTACCAAGCAGTCCAAGAATGGGTAGCTAAAGGCAACAAGATAGAGGATGCTGATTAATGTTGGGTCACGCTGCCATAGCAGAAACTGCTCTTGCTGATGTAGGTGGCGTATTACAAGTAGCAACAGCAGAGATGAGTGGTATCTCATCTGCAAGTTCTGTGGGTGTAGGAGAGCTTGTCGGTGTTGCAACATTAGATGCTAACTTTACTAAGACTACTGCTGGTATCTTAATAACTGGTAGTGCTAATGCAGATTTAAGTTTTGATTTTACGCAGACCACAGAAAATATAAAAGTTGTAAACTTTACAGATGCAACTTTAAGTACAGAGTTTACACAAACTAGTGATGGTATTAAGATAGCATCAGGTGTTGTAACAAAAGATTTGAATTTTACAAAAACAACATCTGGAGATATACTGTATGTAGCAGTAACAACAGATGCAACAACAGAAACGTACACAGAAGTCACACCAAGTGGCACTGAAACATATACAGAGATTACGCCTAGTGGCACAGAGACATATACAGAAATAGTGAGGTAAGCATGGCAAGTACATATACATCAAATCTAGGGGTTGAAAAGATAGGTGCTGGTGAACAAGCTGGTACATGGGGTACAACTACCAACAACAACCTAGATATACTAGACAGAGCCATTAATGGTGTAGGAGCTATAACCTTATCTGGCACAACACATACTTTAACAACTAGCGATGGTACATTATCAGAAGGTGGTAACAAGGTTCTTGTGTTAGGTGGATCTCCATCTGGCACAAATACAATAACTATATCTCCAAACGATCAAGATAAAATGTTCTTTGTTCACAATAGCACAAGTCAGACTGTTACATTTACACAAGGATCTGGTGGTAATGTTAATGTTCCTGCTGGTGCAAAAGCCTTAATATATGCAGATGGTGCAGGATCTGGTGCGGCTGTTGTGGATTTATTAGATAGTTTAACATTTGGTGGAACTAAGTTAACTGCAACAGCATCAGAGTTAAATCTTATGGATGGTGGTACAAGTGCTGGAACTACAGCAGTTGCAGATGGAGATGGTATTGTAACAAATGATGGTGGTACAATGAGGCAAACTACTGCTGCTACTTTTTCTACATATTTTAACGCTAATCTCGTATCAGTGCCAAGTGCTATAACGTCTTCATCAGCTACACTTACACCATCGTCAGCACAATCAATTTATCAAAAAGTAGATACGTCTAGTAATAACGTAGCTTTAACTTTAGCGATAGGTAGTTTAGCGATAGGTCAATACATAATTGTGGATAAAACAAGTTCGTCTAATACATTAACTTTAAGTTATCCGTCTAACTCACAAGGTGTAAGTCTTGGTAATTCTGTATCTTTTGCAATAGCAATAAATCAAAATGGATCTATATTTACTTTTGTAGAATCAATTAAATATTAGGTGATAAATGGCGATACCATTAATATCAAATGTAGGATTTACTGATGTAAGCTCAAGTGGTAGTTTAAATACTAAAGCTGGTGATAAGACTAAACTTCCAGTGCAGTTTTTTAAACTCTCAGACAATATTAGTGGTAATTTAAGTTTAGATAATAACTCTGCACATAAAAAAATAATACTTGATACAAATGGTAATAACATTACAAACTCATCTGGTTCACCTTTAACAACTAATTCTAGTACAACACTAGAATTAAAAGGCAGTGGTAATGTACAATCTACATTAAAAACATTTACGTCATCACAAAGTTCTACTGGCAACTCTGGAACAACTACAATAAGTGAGGCAGATAATTCTACAGTTGTTGTACAGACTGATACACATACTTTTGATACTGCATTAGTTGATGATAATAGAAGTGCTGGTTCTGGTGTTTCTTTTACAGATTCTCCTAGAACAGTGAAAAGACCACAAGATAGTAGTAATTCAACCCGAAGTGCTAACCCTACATACTATAACACAAGCTCTGCTACTGCTTTTGGAGGTAAGGGACTTACAAATATAAATAGATCTGATTTTGCCATGTCTTTTACACACGCTTTTTTAGAGGATGGCACACCTATAAGTGGTGCTATCGTAGGTCCTAGTGGTCCAAGTACCTTTGATGGCGTTTCAGCAAGTCAACCAGATACAAATACAACTCATACTGTTGGAAGTGATACTTATAGATATATGCAGTGGAATAGTGCTTTAGTTGGTGTTAATAATGGCAATTCTGGAACAATGGGTATCGCCATGTATATTGATGTGAATACTGGAAAAGCCGTAGTTGAAATTATACTTGGAGCAGGTGGTCGTGGAGCCTTTAACCAAATTAAAAACGTAGATGTTGTAGGTCCGACAGCAGGCAGACGATTTATATTTACAAACAATTTAGCAATATCGTGTGTCTTATCTGGCAGTGATCCATTTAGTGCAACAGTTTCTGCTGGTGCTACTAATACTGTGGACAGAGATTCAACAGATGGTTCTTTTAGTTTGACAGGTACAATATCTGGTAATGATGGTAGTAGCAGACCTTTTGCTTTAAAAGATATTAATGATGGTACTGGCACTGTTAATGAAGATGCCTATACTGGAACTAAATCAGTGAGTGCGTTCTAATGCCTATGAAAGCTCTTAAATTTAAACCTGGAATTGTATCTGATATTACATCATATAGTAATGAGGGTGGTTTTGTTGATGGTGATAAAGTAAGATTTCGTTTTGGTTTTCCAGAAAAGTTTGGTGGTTGGGAGAAATACAGTCCTAATCAATATTTAGGTAGTGCTAGAAGACTACATAATTGGGTAGCTCTTGATGGCTCTGATTTCATGGGTATTGGCACACATCTTAAATACTATATAGAAGAAGGTCAAACATTTAATGATATTACACCAATTAGAAATACTACAAGTGCAGGTGATGTAACTTTTTCTGCAACGAATGGTTCTACAACAATAACTGTTACAGATCCAGCACATGGTGCAAACGAAAAAGATTTTGTAACTTTTTCTGGTGCAGCAACTTTAGGTGGTACAATAACTGCTTCAATACTTAATGCAGAGTTTCAAATAACATCATTAATAAGTTCTAATGCTTATACAATAACATCTTCTGTTGCAGCTAATTCATCTGATACTGGTAATGGTGGTGGTAGTGTTGTAGGTGCTTATCAAATAAACGTAGGATTAGACGTAACAGTCGGTGGAACTGGTTGGGGTGCTGGTCAGTGGAGTGGTACAACATCTGGTGCTTTAGCAACACAACTTAATGAAGCCTTAGATGCAAGTGAGACTGATGTAGATGTAGATGATGAAACTGGTATGAATACAGCAAATGATGTTATTCTTATAGATAATGAACTTATGCTTGTATCAGCAACTTCTGATGATAATACAATGACCGTAACTCGTGGTCATAGTGGCACGGATGCAGCAACACACGCAGATAATACACTTGTAAGATTAGCAGTTGGTAATGCAGATTCTGCTAATGACTTTGTTGGTTGGGGTAATGCAGCAAGTGTTACTGTTCCTGGAGCACAGATAAGACTGTGGTCACATGATAATTTTGGAGAAGATTTGATCATCAACGCAAGAGATGGTGGTATATTTTATTGGGATAAAACAAATGGTTTAGGCAACAGAGCAATAGAACTTAGTGCGACAAGCACATATTCTGGAGAAACAAGTGTGCCTACAATAGCAAAACAAGTTCTTGTATCAGACCAAGACAGACATGTTATTGTATTTGGCTGTGATGGATTAGGTGCAAATTCATCTGCTACACAAGGTGATGGTGTGCAAGATCCTTTGTTAATACGTTTTTCTTCACAAGAAAACCCAGTAGATTTTTTTCCGACTGCTACAAATACGGCAGGAGATCTAAGGTTAGGTGGTGGATCTACCTTTGTACAGGCTGTAGAAACAAAACAACAAATATTAGTATTTACAAATAAAACGCTACACGCCATGAAGTTTATAGGTCCACCATTTACGTTTGGTTTACAAGAATTATCAAAAAATATAACTATTATGAGTCCTTTTTCTGCTATAGCTGTTGAAGATGCAGTTTTTTGGATGGGAGTAGATACTTTTTATGTTTACTCTGGTGGTCAAACAATACAACTACCATGCACTGTAAAAGATAAAGTATTTTTAGATTTTAACTTTGAAGAACGTGATAAAGTTCATGTAGGACTAAATTCAGAGTTTAGTGAAATATTATGGTTCTACCCATCTTCTGCTGGAACAACTGTAGATAAGTATGTTGCATATAATTATTTAGAAAAAGTTTGGTATTATGGAACACTTGCAAGACAAGCATGGCTAGATAGAGGCATAAGAAACTTACCTCAAGCAACTGGCAATCAATATCTTTATAATCATGAAGTAGGGTTTGATGATGACGGTTCTGCTATGACATCGTTTATTGAATCATCAGCCATTGACATAGGAGATGGTGATAAATTTTTATTTATAAAACAAGTTATTCCTGACATTACATTTAATGGTTCTACTAGTGTGAATCCCGATGTAGCGTTTACAATGAAGTCTAGAAATAATCCTGGAGCTAATTTTAATGAAACAACACAAGCTACAACTCAACGATCTGCAACAAGTCCTGTTGAACAGTTTACAGAAAAATTAAATTATCGTTTACGAGGTAGATCTTTTGCTTTAAGAATTGACTCTACATCACTAGGAACAAAATATAAATTAGGTACACCAAGAATAGATATTAGGGAGGATGGTAGACGCTGATGTTAATAACCAGTATTCCTCAGTATATTCAAGGTGTTACAAACGCAAAGGTAGATTTAACCACAACGAATCTTACGACTTTGTTTACAGTTCCTAGTGATGCCGATTTTAATGCAGCAGTTGTAAACTCAATATTAGTATCAGAAGATAGTGGTAATGCAGATACGATAACAGTTACACTTGTAAGTGGTAGTGATACGTTTAGTTTATTTAAAGTAAAATCAGTGGGGGCTAATACTACTGTAGAATTACTATCAAAAGATTTGATATTACAAAGTGGAGAAGTATTAAAAGTTCAAGCAGCAACAGCAAATAGATTGCATGTTGTAGCAAGTATTCAAGAGTTATCTAAAACAAGAGTAACAACGAGTGCTATATCAAGAATCTAGATAAAAGGATTGTAAAATGAATTATTATAAGTTATGGTATTGTCATGATTGCTCCGTATGAAAACCAAGCTAGAGGATTAGCAAGTTTAGGTCGGTTTGAGGACACTTATATTGTTCATGCTGCCGAAGGCGAAACAGTTATCCCTAAAGAAGTATTAGCAGGCAATCCTAAATTAAAAGAAGATATTTTTAAACAGATGAGAGCAGTAGGTATAGACCAACCTGAAAGTTATGTTGTTGGTAATGCTCTAAATTCTATTAATCCTAACACTGGACAACCAGAATTTTTCTTTAAAAAATTAAAAAGATTTCTTCCTACTATTGGTGCGATAGTTGGTAATATTATAGCTCCAGGAATAGGTGGTGCTATTGGATCTGGTCTTGGATCGTTGGCAGCAGGTGAGCCTGTAGATAAAGCTCTTATAAATGCTGGTGTCGCTTATGTTGGTGGAAAGTATGTAGCTCCTGAAATAGATAAAGCAGTAGCTGGAATTAGTGGAACAAGTAGTGTTCCAACAATAGGGTCAGTAACAGGTGCAGGACAAGCATTTACTCCTGCAGCATTTCAAACAGGAACATCTACTGCTGGAAGTATTTTATCAGGAGCAGGAGCAACAATACCACAAGTTGTTACAGCAGGATTAGGTCCATTAGTAGGAAAAGAAATAGCTAAATTAGCTGAACCTATAGAGCCAGAAGGTGAAGGAATGTCAAAACAGCAAATAGTAGATAATTATTATGCTGCATTAGCAAGAGGTGAAAACCCTGAACTACCTGCTGAATTAACTCCTCCACCACAAAGTGCTTTATTTGGATTAGAAAAACAGGGTGCATCAACTGATCCAAAAAAATTATTAGCAGATGTTGATTATGAAGCTTTACTAAATAATATTCTTAGTAGACAAATGTTTTTAAATGCTGCTGGGGGTGGTTATATTAAAGGTCCAGGAACACCAATAAGTGATTCTATTCCAGTAAGGGTATCTAATACAGAGTTTATAAACACAGGAAAATCAGTCGCAGGAGCTGACCCTACAGGACAAAATAATCCTGATAGAGGTGCTGTGGTTATGGAAGGAATCATGAGAGCTTTCGAAAAAAGAGCAGATAAAAATGCGAGGATGGCGTAATGGCAACAACTGAACAAACCGTAATAAATAGACAAGCTCCTTTTTTAGAGGATTATGCTCGTAAACTTTTAGAATCAAGTTATCAAAAATCGCAACAGCCTGTAGATATACCCGATATACAAGTTGCAGGGTTTACTCCTGATCAACAAGATGCTGTAACAAGAACAAGAGAAGGATTAGGAACTTTTGCACCTTTTCTTCAAGGAGCAAGTCGAGCTGTTGAAGAAGCGATTGGTAGACCTTCTATAGATCAAACATTCGGTGCACAAGGTATAGCTTCTTTTATGAATCCTTTTACACAAAACGTAATAGATACAACTTTAGCTGATATAGGAAGGCAAGGGCAAATAGCTCAAAATCAACTAGCTGCACAATCCGTGGGTCAAGGAGCATTCGGTGGATCTAGACAAGCTATTGCACGAAATGAACTTGCATCAAATATTTTAGATCAACAAGCTAAGACAGCAGGTCAGTTAAGAGCAGCAGGGTTTGAATCTGCTTTACAACAAGCAAGGAACTTAGCTGATGCACAAATAAGAGAAAGAAGTTTATTAGGTCAATTAGCTGGACAGCAAGCAGGATTAGGTGGTTTACAACAACAGTTACAACAACAAGATGTAGCAAATTTATTAGGAATAGGATCATTACAACAAGGTCAAGCTCAAGCTCTACTTGATGCTGCAAGACAAGGTGATTTACAACAAGCCTACGAACCATTCCAAAGATTAGGATTCTTTAGTGATATACTAAGAGGTGTTCCTACAGCTTCGCAAACAGTTACTGCGACAACTGCACCTACTCCTTCCTTACTTTCTCAAATAGGTGGTGTTGCTGCAACAGGATTAGGATTAGCAGGACAATTAGGGTATAGACCTTTCGCAAAAGATAATACAGGACTTGGTTCTTTTAATTTTAATTTAGGAGGTAGTAGGTAATGCAACAAAGAGGGGGCATACCTTTTGGGTTATTAAATGTTCAAAATGATCCTTTGTTTCAAACAGCAGGCAAATCTAGATTTTTGCAAAGTAATGTAAACCAAGTAAATCAAAACGATTTAAAACAGTTAGGAAAAACAAGTATAGAGAAAAACTCACAAGGAATATCAGCCGATGATATTTTTAAAAAAACAGCACCAAAAGTAGAAAGTTTAGCTACTGATGATAAAAATACAGTCGATTCTAATTTAACAGGTTTATATGATGGTAGTGGAGATATAGCCAAAATAATGGGAGCATTATCAAAATTATCTAAAGACGATAAAGCTGATAAATTATATCAAGACTTAATAGATGAAAAGACAACACCAGAAGATGCAAAAGCAAAAGTAAATAAATTTTTTGGTGTAGATAAAACAGAAAAGACACCTGCGTGGGCAGATGCTGCTTTAGCAATAGGTTCTCAATTATTAGCACCACCAAAACCAGGACAAACAACATTTCAACAGTTTGGAACTGCTCTTGCTGCAGGTGGTGTTGCTGCAAAAGCAAAGAAAAAAGAAGAACGAGCAGAAGATCTTGCTATAAATAAACTTGCTTTTGGTGTTTATAGAGAAGATGAAAAAACTAGAAAAGCATTAGCAAAACAATATGCAACTTATAAACAAAAAAGATTACAAGATACAACTAAACTTGGTTTAGATTTAAGTAAGTTGTTTTTTGATAAACAAAAATTCGAATTAGAAGAAGATAAGTTTGCTGAAACACAGGGTAAAAATTATGCTAAAGCTGTTACTGATACAATAAAAACTTTTCCTGAAGAAGTTCGTAGTAATTTATTTGACTCTGTACAGAGAGATAAAAAGTTTTTAAAAGGTGTTGAAATAAAAGATGTACCAAGTGCTATTTATGCATTAGCCAAAAGTGCAGGAATAAAAACAGATAATGTAAAAGGATCTGATATTGTAAAAAGTGAATTTAGAATTAATACAGAGCCACAATTTGACAGATTAAAAGAGGCTTATAAAGATCTTGGTTGGGGTACATATGATCCATCAAAAACATATATATTAAGAGGGTTTAAAAATAAAACAAAACAAGCTCTTTTTACTCAAGCTCCTAATTTAGAAATAGAACCAAAAAAAGAAAAAACAGGATATTTAGGATTATTAGAAGAAAGACTGAAGATAAAGAAAATAGAAAATCCTAGTCAAGAAGATTTAGCTAACTTAAAATTAATTGAAAATAAAATAGCAAAAGAAACAAAATTACCTGATGATAGAACTGGTTTAAGAAAAGAACAAGATAATTTACGAGCCCTTGAAAGGGAAAAACAAACAGTTAGTATGGGTGGTGCAGGTCGTCCTTTAGATGTAATTAATGAAGAAATTAGTCAGGTAAGAGGTCGTATAACTAAATTAACAACAACAGAAAAAACAGGGACATATTTAGCTCCTGATGGTTCTTTTTATAGTGGTCCTGTAGGTCCAGGAGGATTAGACGAAGTAAAACAACAAAATACTATAAAAGATTTAGAAAACAGACAAGTAAATTTTGTTCGTGCTGCATATATTGGAGATAAGATTTTATATAATCTTGCTCGTCCAGGGGCAAAAAAGAATGTAGGTTTATTTGAAACTTTTGCAAATAGAGTTGTTGGTATATCTAGTCAAATAACTAACTTTACTAATATTTCAGCAGAAGATCAAGCTAAATATTCTGGTGAAAATATAGATAATTTAATCGAAGGAAATACTGGAAATACAAGTAAAACATTTGCTGCATTTAAAACAGCAGCAAAAGGGAATCAAAGATTAATGTCTGCTGTTATGGATTATGCTTATGCATTAGCAGGTAGTCGTGAAACAGGAAAATTAACAGATAAAGACGTTGCTGCTGCATTAAGAACATTAGGTGGTGAAGATTTATCAGAAGGTGCGTTTTTTACAAACGTAGATAAATTAATTTCAGGTGTAAGTAATGCTTTAGATTTAGCAAATAATAATCTAGGTGTTGCTATGAATTTATATTTAGATAAAGCATATAAAATGGAAAAGAAAAGAAATCCAGATGCAAATGAAAATGATTATGTATTCGATCCTGTTGCAACAATAAAACGTCTATCTCCTGATAAAACATTACATGAACGTATTTTTTCTGGAAAAACAGAGTTTTCTCCTCAAGGCTTATCTTATCAAAAATTTGAAGAATACCAAAAACTTCATGGTACATCTTCTAACACTGAGGGAAATAATGATGTTAGTCTAGGAGGAAATGCTTTAAGTCAAGTAGTACAATTAATAAAAAACACTAGAAAATTTGGTGTTGATCAAAGTGGACAGTTAACTCAAGAAGCAAAAGATACAATAAAAAATTTATTAGAAAATTTAAGTGTTGAAGAAAGAGCTAAAGCTAAACAACAGTTAGGATTATAATTAAGTGTCAGATCCAATATTACAAAATATTTTTGATGAAATAGAAACTAATAGATTAAAATTAGCTAGTTCTTCAACTCAAGGAAACCAAAATTTACCTACTGCTGCATCAGGTTATTTAGAGTCAAGAGGTATTCTTAGCCCAACAGAATCAGCACTTATGGAACAAGGTATAGATACAGCTGGTTTTACCGATACTAGTTTGAAATCTGATACAGAACTAGATATGGAACAAGCAGGGATCTTGAATCAAGGTGCACCAACATCAGTTCGAGCATTAATAAGTTTTGGTCAAGTATCAGATCCAGATTTACAAAAGAAAAATGTCTTATATCACTTAAATAATTATTATAAAGAACAAGGACTTATAACAGATGATTATGACTTTGGTTTAAGAGTTGGACCTCAAAGTGGTCGTTTAGAGTATAAAGATCCGTCTAATCAAGGAAAATATAATGTTCTTGATCCTGTTGGGGGTTTAGATTTAATAACTGGAGATCTAGCTGATTTAGCAGGAGATATACCAACTATATTAGCTGAAATAGGTGCTGCTACAGGAGTAACTTTTATTCCAGGAATAGGTCAAACAGGTGTGGCTCAAATAGGTGCTGCATCATTAGCTGCATTAGGAACAGAAATTTTAAGATTAAAAGTAGCTAGAAGTACAGGTGCTTTATCCCCTGATGTAACAGATGATGATATTTTAAATACAGCATTAAATACAGCTAAATGGAGTGCTTTAGGTGGAACAGGTGGTCTTTTATTATATAAGTTTGGTAGACCATTTTTATCTAAATTAGGTTTAGTTCCACAAGGATTACGTTTTGATTTAGATGAAGAAAGTTTTCTAAAAGCCTACGATTCCTATACTAAATCTGGAGCAAAACAAAGTGCAAAAGAAATAGGAGTTGTTCCTACTTCTGCTCAAGTTGCAAAAATAGCATCTGAGGATCCTACGCTTACTGCATTAGAGAAAACACAAATGGCAAGTCTTTCTGGTAAATTAGCAAGAGAAGAAAAACTTGTTGCTACTTCTCCTGATCTTGAAACAGGAGCAGCGATTACAGATCCAAGTCTCATGGCTCAAATATTAGCTAAAGAAAAATTTGAAAAAGCAGCAGGTGAGGGTGTTGATGTTGGAACAGAAATTACTGAAGAAACTTTATTAAAATTAGGACAAGGTGTTCAAAAGAAAACTGTTCAAAACGCAGAAGGATTAAAGTTTGAATTAGAAAAATATACTGATCAAAAATTAATAGATGTAGAAAAAGGGTTAGATGATTTAGTAAACTTACCACCTAATGTTGCTGATGCTTCTACTATAGGAAAGACAGCACAAGATGCAATACAAGAATCTTATTCTAATACTCAAAAGAATTTTGATAAAGAGTATGAAGACTTATATAAAGCATGGGAAAATAAAACAGGTATAAGTATTGATTCTACAATAGTAGGAAAAGGTGGAATAAAACCAACAGAGTTAGCTAATGAAGTTGTAAAATTAAAAAGAACTTTTAAAGACAGAGCTTTTGTAAATAATGAAGAAAGAGCATTAATAGATAAAATATATGATACTTTTATACTTAGTGAAAAAGGCTCTGCAATAAAAGTAAAAGATATTTCTCTAAGAACATTAAACGAAAATCTAAGAGATTTAAGAAGATTAGAAAGAGGAGCTTACTTAAAATCTTTATCTGGACAGGATTCACCTTATCCAGAAACACTTTCTAAAATGGTAGATGCTTTAGAAAAAGCTAGAAACAGAGTTATATCAAGAAAAAATGCTCCACCAGAGATGGTAGAAAAATTAAAAGTTTTAGATGATGGTTTTGCAGATTTTGCTAAAAAATTTAGAAATGCTAAAATATCTTCTATAGCTAAATTAAGAAACGCAAGAAACCCTGAAGCTGCATTTAACATCCTATTCAAACCAGATCGAACAGGAAAGACAGCTGTTTTAGAAATAGCTAATGAATTAAAGGCTAATCCAAAAAATGCTGATTTAGTTGAATATATAGGAGATACAGTTCGTAAAAAATGGCTAGATACTGTAGTAAAAAGAAATAAAGATGGTCAGATTATATCAATAAATCAAGCAGCACATAATAAATTTTTAGATGATTATAAATCAGTTTTTGATGAGTATTTATCTCCTGCATCGAAAGCTGCACTAGATTCTGGTTCTGTTCGAGAGTTTGCAGATCAAGTAGTAAAAGTACAATCAGAGAAAAAAGCTATCTATAATCTTATAGAAAAAGACTTGAGATTGTCTGGAGGACAATTAGATAAACCAGAAACTTTGTTTGATCTAGTATGGAAACAAGATGAAATATCACCTTTTAGTAAAGCCTTTCCAATTATAAAAGAAAACACTGAGTTATTAAAAACATTCAAAGCTTTAGTTTATAGAGATATGCTAGATCCTTTACAACAACGTGTCATACCAAAGGGTAATGTAATGGTTCCAAACCTAGAGCTATTAGTACCTTATGTTCAAAAGAATAAAAATAAATTACAACAAACTTTTGGTGATCAATATGTAGCTAATTTAGAAAAAGTTTTAACAGCTTTAAAACCTGCGTTAACTGATGTTAGCCCTCAACAAGCTAGACAGCCGACTGATTTATTAACAACATTTGCAAGAAGTGTTGTTGGTGTATTTACTCGTCCAGGAAGAGTATTAACTTTTATAAATAAATTTAGAGGTAGAGCAAGAGAGGATGCTTTAGTACAAGGATTAATTGATCCAGATAAATTAGCAGCAATGGCAAAAGCATCAAAACTATCTCCTGGACATTCTGCAGCTATTCAAACATTAGGAAGAATATATTTTGGAGGAGATAGATCTGCACCTTTTGATGAAGATATGAACGTACCTAAACCGTCTTCTGCAGAGGAAATATTAAAAGAGTTACAACAAAGGTAGGACTATGGTTGTCGCAGAAGTTCTCACTGGCATAGCATTAGTCAAGAAAAGCGTTGACTTTATAAAAGAAAATATCTCTACAGTTCAAGACATACAAGGTATAGCCAAACAAATAGATGGGTTCTTTGAGGGTGAAGCTCAAATGAACAAAAAAGGTGGTAAAGTTGGTATAAAAGAGCAGTTTGGTATTGAATCTACAGCTAATGATTTTATTGATAGAAAGTTATTAGAAGAAAAACGTAATGAATTAAAAATGATTATTAATATGAGATTCGGACCAACAGCATGGGATCAAATAATTAAAGAAAGAGCTAATAGGATAAATGAGGCAAAAGAAGCTGAACGGTTACGCAAGGTAGAAGCAAGACAAAAACAAAAGGAGTTAATAGATGCCTTACAAACTATGGGTATTGTATTTTGTGTTATTGCTGTTCTCGGTGTTATTGCAGCTTTATATTTCAAAGCATACTCAAAAGAATATACGAGGCAACAAAAAATACAACGAGGTGAAATAGTTTTACCAACCATGACAACTTGTAGGTTAATGAAACAAAAAGTTTATAAAGGTAAAATGGCTTGTATATATCGTGGGGCAAATAAAACATATGAACTCGAATTTACAGATATTCGAGTGGGTTGTCCTAAAAAATATCAATGTGTTTTAAATCCTAACGGTAAAGAACCAAATATAGATGATATTATGGAGAGTCTAAGGAGTATTGCTAAATGAGTAAAAAGAAGAAAGATCCTAAAGTTGGCACAGGAAAAAAACCAAAAGGCAGTGGGAGACGCTTATACACAGATGAAAACCCTAAAGACACAGTTAGGATCAAGTTTGCCACCCCAACAGATGCAAGAAACACAGTTGCAAAAGTTAAAAAAATCAATAAGCCATATGCGAGAAAGATACAAATACTTACAGTCGGTGAGCAAAGAGCTAAAGTAATGGGAAAAACACAAGTGGCTAGTATTTTTAAAAGAGGAAAAGAAGCAATAAGAAAAGCTCGTGGAAAGAGGAAAACAACTTAATGTCTAGTTTAATATGTAATCTTCCAGCTCAACATGTTTGGGTACGAAAAGAATATCTCATGGATCATGAATCAGGTCATGGTGAATATGTAAAAGGTATTTGGGTCAGTGCTAAATCTATTCCTGGTCGTGCTTTTTATTTTGAAACATATCTTCCTGATTATGGTGCTATGTTTGATAAATTACCAATAAGTGCTTTTTTATCAGAACCATCAAAACCTGATCCTGATATGTCTTTACCTAATTTACAGTTTTGGAACTGTATGGATTATGATGTTACTTGTATATATAAACAATTTATTGGATCGATGGACTTTGAAGCATTTACTAGAGACCATGGATTCCAAGCTGGGACTTATATTTGTACATTAGATAATTATCATAGAGATCCAGACACAATAGATTATAGCACGAGTGAACAACCAGATGAACATAAATCTTTTAACTTATTAGAATTAAACAATGGTCAATATTGTTTATATCCTAATAATAGAATGAGAGTATATGATAATTCATTAACACCAGAAAAACCCTTTACACCTGACTTTAAAGTAAGCACAATATATTATCAAGTAGAAAGTGGCAATAAAACTAGACTAGGAGATACAGATGAATACTACTGGAAAACAAAAAAAGAAAACAAAGAAGCTATCACCAAAGCAGATGAAGATAGCAAGAGTCGCTCCTCCAAGAAATAAAATTACTGGAGCAGATTTTAAAAAGTTAAGAAAGAAAAAGTAGTGACTCAAAAAAAGTTACAAAAAGATTCAATACTAAATGAGTACGATCTTGATGGTGATGATACGATTACCGATGAAGAATTAAAACAAGCTAAAGAAATAAAAGAAACAGAAACAAAGTTAAGAAAAAACCTAGCACAACTGCGTATGGCTAGATATACTTTGATAGGCATGGGCGTATTTACAGTAGCAATGTTTATAGTTCCTATAGAGCGTGTCGAAGCCCTAAGTGATATATCGAACTTGTTCTATATTTCAGGAGCAGGTATCGTAGGAACATATATGGGAACATCTGCATATATGGCAAAAAATGGAGTAAAATAATGTTAACAGCGTTAATTGGACCTGTAAGTAATCTTCTAGGAAAGTTTATAGAAGATAAAGATATGAAAAATAAATTGGCTCATGAAGTTGCGACCATGGCAGAAAACCATGCTCAAGAATTAGCAAAGGGTCAACTAGAAGTTAATAAAGCAGAAGCTCAACATAAGTCTATATTTGTTGCTGGATGGCGACCATTTATTGGTTGGACGTGTGGTATAGCTTTATGTTGGCACTTCGTTCTTGCTCCAGTAACCATGTTCCTTTGTGCCTACATAGGTGTAGCTATACCTGATCTTCCAACTTTTGATATGGGAAGTCTTATGACAGTCCTAATGGGTATGTTAGGATTAGGAGGATTAAGGACATATGAGAAACAAAAAGGCTTAACTAAGTAGCTATTTGTTCTTTAACGGCAACATCTTCCATTCTTTTTATTAAACGGTTTGCTCTATTAGGAACTTGTTTAGCCCAACGAGAGTCTTCCATTTGGATTGATGCCTCCATCCAATCACCATCTGCGATTGCAGCATTCATTTTCTTAAAATTAGAAAGACGAGGTCTACCCATATTAAACATCATGTTACAAAGTATTAGTTGTACTTCCTCTGGAAGATCAAGAAAGTTAGGATAAAGTTTTTTACATTCATCTATCGTTGTATGAATATCTGCTTGAAAACAAGAATTTACTCTATCTTCAGATATTTCTGTGCCTACAGGTTTTTCATATTCTTCATCCCACTCAGTAACTAAATGTCCAATTCCAAAAGTGGGTAAACCAAGATGATCTAAATAGATCTCGTATTTACAACCTTCATCTTGTTCTATTTCTACTCTTAATCTATTAATATCCATTATTTACCCCATTAAATGTTTGTTATCACCATAAAATGGAACTGTCTCTATTGGTCTAATATGTAACTCAAATCCCATCTTATTTAAAACTTTATTAAAGTTACTCAGAGTAGGTTGCCTCATCTTAGATTCCCAAGTGTATATAGCTATCTCACTAACACCTGTGCCATCAGCTAATTCTTTTTGAGTATAGCTTTTATATTTTCTTATATCTTTAAATTTTTCAATTATATCAGCCATTTTTTCCAGTCCTCTCCTAAAACTTGAGTAGCTAAGTTTATTTTTTGTCTTAACGATTTTACTATAATTTCATCTACAGTTTTTTCTGCAACTAAATCAATATATGTTACTTTCGATGTTTGACTTATTCTATGTGCTCTATCTTCTGATTGCAATCTTATCTCAAGATCATAACTATTACTATAATAAATTACTGTATTAGCAGCCGTTAGAGTAAGACCAAAACCTCCAGTTCTTGGTTGTCCTACGAAGAAACGTAAAGTATCATCAGTTTGAAACTGTTCTACAATCTGTTGTCTTTCTTCTCCTGGAGTATCGCCATAATAACTTCTTACAGAGTTTTCACCATAAATACGACTAAGCTCTTGTTCTATCTTTTGTATATCGTGTCTATAGTTAGCCCATATTAGAGCTTTTCCGTTTACTTCTTCTAATATACTTATTAATTCAGATAGTCGATTATTATTTATTTCAACAGAAGAGCCATCGTCTGTATTTACAAAACCACAACTTATTTGATGAAGTCTTAATAGTTGTGTTATAACTGCGTTTGCAGTGACTTGTTCCATATTATCTAATTGGGTAACTGCATTCTTTTTCATATCCTGATAAATCTTTTTCTGTTCAGGGGTTAGCTCTATAACTCTACGAGTATATATTTTCTCTGGTAAATCCAAACATTGCTCCTTTGTTACTCTAAAAGAATGAGGCTTTATTAGTTCTGTTAATTCATCTAAATTACGAAAACCTAGTATTTGATTATATTGGTGAGATCCTGCAGATCTTTTTATCATGTCTGCAAATCTTGCACAAAAAGAATAATATGATCTAAATCCTAGTAGTTCTTCACTTAGAAAAGCAAACTGTGAATATAAATCTAAAGGTGATTTAGTTATCGGTGAACCTGTTAATATTCTTTTATACTTTGCTAACTTTCCTAATTCTATTGCGTTCTTAGTTCTTTTTGCCCTATGGTTTTTTATTACAGTAGATTCATCTATTGCTAATAATGTGCCTTCGTTATGTATTCCATTTTTATGATTAAAGATAAATCGTTTTGCTATCTCTAAACCTTTCTTAGTAGACAGAGCTTCAATATTCATTACAAATATTTGTAAATCAAAATCAGGTTTCCATATTGCTTCTATTTCTTTTTTTACTTTTTCTGTTAATGGTGAAGACCAATATGCCATCTTATGTTCTATATGGTTAGGAAGATGATTAGGTATTTCTTGCCCTACCCAGTTTTTATAAACACCTTTTGGTGCAAGTATAAACGCTGAATTAATTTTTCCAGTATCATATAGATAAGCTATAGTATCTATTAAGACTTTCGATTTACCAGTTCCCATATCCATAAGCAATGCATATTCATCTTTATTACAAGATTCTTTTAATGCATTAAGCTGGTGTTTATACGGTCTAGTTTTGAACGTAAACAAATATGTCTCCTTCTTCTTTCTAAAAATTAATATACTATATAAATATCTAGTGAGATATATAAAAGTTATGAAAAAAGTTCCTTACGACCCTTTATCTATGATAATGTAAAATAAAATCTCATAGAGCAGTTATAGAGTAAAAACAAAGGCTTAACTACATTCTTATGATATTATGAGATTATGACGAGCTTTTTTAAAAATAAAATAATAAAAACTTTTAAACATGACTATGTTGCATAAAATAAAGGTTTATTATTATATTAATAAAGTATAGTATAGTAAAAGTTAGGAGAAAGTAGAATGGAATATACAAAACAAGCAACTGTATATGTTGTACAAGACTTTGGCACTAAGAATATATCTGGTGCTTTAAGATTTGGTCAAATAAAAGTTTTACTTCCACCCAACAGACAAATCGTTTTAAGTGCTGCTCCGACAGTCGCAAGACTAAGAGAAGGCTTAAATGGTTTTTCAGACGAAGACTATCTATTATTAATGGGGGATCCTGCTGCAATAGGTATAGCCTGTAGTATTGCATCTCATATTAATGCTGGAAAGTTTAAAATGTTAAAGTGGGATAGACAAGAAGCAATGTATCTTCCCATCAATATTAACCTAAAATACTTTGGAGAGTATGATGAACAATCTTGACGATATCCTCAGTGGTGAGGCAATAAACACCATAAATGTCAAGGCAACACCTGATGAGTTAAACAGGTTGAGCAGATTGGCAAACGAGCTTATCCATAAACAAAACGAAGTAAAAGAATTCGAAGAATCTATTAAGTCGTTTAAAGATAGGATAAGACAAATCTCCGAACAAGAAATACCAGACCTTTTAGCAGAGGTAGGGCTTTCTAGTTTTGAGTTAAAAGATGGAACTAAAATTAAGGTTGAACCTTTCGTTAGGGCTCATATATCAAAAGATCGAGCAAAAGAAGCTCATGCTTGGTTAGATGATAATGGTTTTGGTGAAATTATTAAAAAAGAAATAAACTGTAGATTTGGTAGAGGGGATAATAGATTTACCGAAGTATTAAGTCAGCTTGATACATTAGGTATTGATACGACTACTAAAGAATCAGTTCACCATTCAACTTTAAATTCTTTCTGTAAAGAACAAATGGAAAAAGGAACAGATATTCCTGTAACTACTTTTGGTCTTTATAGTGGATTTGTAACTAAAATAAATAAATAAGGAGGACAATATGTCAGATAAAGCAGTTGCAAGAAAAGAAGAAACATCAGTCTTAATGGTTGATGATGAGATACTAGCTAATGGTACAGGTCTTGAGGATACAAGTTCTGAAGACTTTGCTATTCCGTTTATCAGAATATTACAATCTGGTAGCCCACAAGTAAAAAAGTCAGAGGGTAAATATATCAAAGGTGCTGAAGAAGGCGATATATTAAATACTGTGACTAATGATCTTGTTAAAGGTGACGATGGAATTATTGTAGTTCCTGTATATTATCAGAAAAAATATATCGAATGGAAGCCACGAGATTCTGGAGGTGGATTAGTAAATGCTGACCATGAAAGATCTATACTTAACCAATGTGTTAGAGACGAAAAGAAAAAATTCGTTTTAGATAATGGTAATTATATAGACGAAACGGCACAGTTTTATGTCATGGTAACTAATGAAGAAGAAACAGAGTGGCAACAAGCAGTTATTAGTATGTCGTCTACTCAATTAGGTAAAGCTAGAAAATGGTTAAGCACTATGAAGCAAAGACGTGTAAAAAATAGCGAGGGTATTCCAGTAGAAGCACCAATGTTTATGTTTCGTTATTTAGCTAAAACTACACCAGAGTCAAATGATTTAGGAAGTTGGTGTGGTTGGTCTATAGGTCTTGATGGTCCTGTAAAGGAAAGATCTTTTATGTTAGAAGCAAGTCGCTTTTTGAAAAGTATTCGTGCTGGTGATGTAAAAGTTAAACAAGACGATGTCAACGAAGACACAACTGCTAAAGATGACGAAGTACCGTTTTAATCTAGGGGGCGAAAGCCCCCTTTTACCATTTGGAGAAAGATATGACTACAACATATAGTAAACTTAAAGGTAGATCAAAAGGTTATCGATATCGTAATTCAATAGTAGATTTACAACGTGACCTCTACAAACGTAATTCTAAGATGACACCAAGGGAACTAGGAGAAGATGAACGATTCGAAGATGATCCGAGGGCTTTAAGAGAACAAGATTATGGTAAAGTAAATAAAATACCAAGCTCACCTTTACATAATCGTAGACATGACTACTAAAACAGTAAAGGACTTTGCTACTCTTTTTTCTGGGTTAAGAAAAGCATATGGATCATATGCTCCAGAAGAGGGGAATGGTGTAGGAAAAGAAAAAGGTCGATATAGAATTATATCTGAAGATATAGATGATCTTCGGCTACAAGAATTATGGAAAAACCATTTAGAGGGTAAAAACTCTCTTGGTATAATACCGATTACAGAAACTAATACTTGTACATGGGGGGCTATTGATATTGATCAATATCCTTTAAACCATAGTGATTTAGTAACTAAATTTATAAAAACAAATAAATTGCCATTTGTCGTAGCTCGTTCTAAATCTGGTGGTGCACATATATTTGTATTCCTTAGTGAACCTGTAAGTTGTGCTATCGTTCAACACAAACTAAAAGATATTGCCTCTGTGCTAGGCTATGCGACGGCAGAGATATTTCCTAAACAAACAAAACTTTTATTAGAAAAAGGTGATAGAGGTAGCACCTTGAATATGCCGTATTTTGGTGGAAAGAGGACTACTCGTTATGCTCACGATGATACAGGTGTAGCTATAACAGATTTAAATGAGTTTATAGAGTATGCAAAACAAAAAACGATAACTAAAGCAGAGTTAGAAAGTTTAAAAATTATCTCTGCTGATACGGCTGATAAAGATTTAGAGGGTGCACCTCCTTGTTTAAAAATTCTATGTAGTATGGGCTTTCCTGAAGGAACTAGGAATAATGGTTTATTTGACGTTGGTGTGTTTTTAAGAAAAAAGTTTTCTGACGATTGGGAGAAAAAAGTAGAAGAAAAGAACTTTCAATATATGAAACCACCACTTGGTGCTTCAGAAGTTTTAGCAGTTATAAAAGCATTAAGTAATAAAGATTACCAATATAAATGTAATGATCAGCCTATAGCATCACATTGTAATGCTGCAGTTTGTAGAACCTGCGAATATGGTGTTGGTTCTTCTGGAGGTTTACCACAATTTAGTAATCTACAAAAACAAGATTCAACACCACCTATATGGTTTTTAGATGTAGAGGGTCATCGAATAGAATTAACTACAGATGAACTACAAAACCAAACTAAGTTTCAAAGAAGATGCATGGATGAATTAAATTTTATGCCTTTAACTATGAGACAAAACAACTGGAGAACTGTCGTTCAACAATTATTAGATAGTGTATCTATAATCGAAGTTCCAGAAGATGTATCTGTACATGGTCAGTTTAAGGAGCTTTTAGAATCTTTTTGTACTGAAAGAGCACAGGCTCAATCAAGAGATGAGTTATTATTAGGAAAGCCTTGGACAGAGGAAAGTAAAACTTTTTTTAGATTAAAAGATTTAATAGACTATTTTGGTAGACAACAGTTTAGAGATTATGGAAGAAACCACATTGCTGCACGACTCAGGGAACTGGGAGGTGGGGATCATTTCTTTCATGTAAAAGGTAAAGGTGTAACGGTTTGGTATGTCCCAGAATTTAAATCACAAGAGGAGGGCTACGAATTACCAAATATGGGGGAGGATCCATTTTGAGTGTTGATCCTTCTACTTGGTCTATTATCCTTGGACCTCCAGGAACTGGAAAGACTACAACTATTCTTAACTTAATTGAAATGGAGATGCAAAAGGGAACACCTCCTGATAGAATAGGTTATTTTGCTTTTACAAAGAAAGCATCTGACGAGGGTAAAGAAAGAACAATGAACAGGTTTTCTCTATCAGGAAAAGATATTCCTAATTTTAGAACTTTACATTCTTTATGTTACCGAATGTTAGGGCTATCTCGTACTTCGGTCATGGATCGTTCAAACTATAAAGAGTTTAATGATATTATGGGGTTACGTTTAACAGGTGATATAAATTTAGAAGAAGGATCTATTTCTCTTTTATCTAAAGATGATAAGTTAAAGTTCGTAGAGGGATTAGCAAGATTAAAGTGTCATGATTTAAGAGCCGAGTGGCAAGAACATTATGACGAAGATATAGATTGGCATACATTAGAACGATTTTCGAAAGGCTTATATCAATTTAAACAAGCAAGAGGATTATACGACTTTACTGATATGCTTGATATGTGTGTACAAAAGGAACTTGCACCTAGTTTAGATGTTATGTTTGTAGACGAAGCACAAGACTTATGTCCTTTACAATGGAAGTTAGTAAAGATACTCGCACAAAAATCTAAGAGAGTCTATATCGCTGGTGATGATGATCAAGCTATCTTTAGATGGGCAGGGGCAGACGTAAACTTCTTGATTAATATCTCTAATGATGCTAGAATTTTGGAAAAGAGTTATAGAATCCCTCAGAGTGTCTTTAGTGTAGCTAATAAAGTGATAGGTCGTATTAAGACAAGAACACAAAAAACTTGGAGTCCGAGGGAAGAGGCTGGTAATGTAATCACCGAAGCAAGTTTCGAGCATATTGATATCTCCTCTGGTCAATGGTTAATACTATCTCGTTCTAACTATTTATTAAATGAAATAGAAGCACATTGTAGAGGTCTTGGTGTATATTTCGAAAGAAAGAATAATCCATCTATTTCTAAGAAAAAGATAGAGGCAGTAAAAAACTGGGAAAATTTAAGAAAAGGTTTGTTTATCTTTCCTGATCAAGCAGAAGAATTAGTTCCTTATATAAGAGGATCAAAAAGAAAAGCATTTATGAATTTAGATCCCTCTCAAAAATTAACATTAAAAGAAGTACAACAACTAGCAGAACTTCCTGAACCTAAAATATGGCATGATATGTTTACTGGGTTATCTGTTCATGAAAGAAGTTATATTTTATCTATGTTACGACTAGGTGAAAAGATAACTAAAAAACCAAGAATTACTCTATCTACGATACACTCTGCAAAAGGGGGTGAAGCAGATAATGTTGTTCTTATGACAGATATGCCTCATAGAACTTGGAGAGCATATGAAAAAGATCCAGACGATGATACTAGAGTTTTTTATGTAGGTTTAACTAGGGCTAAACAAAATCTACATATCGTTCAGCCAGTTACCAATAAATACTTTATGATATGAATAGTTTTTTCTTTATACAATAGGCTATTTATACTATCATAATATAGTAAATTTATAGAAAGGTAGAATATGACAAAGATTACTTTCCCAGAGGGCTTTTGGCAAGAATATATGCCTGGATGTTTTCGTAAATGGCACCCAGAAGAACTTGAAAAAGAAGCAAACTGGAGAGAAGAAGTTATTAAACAAAGTTCTAACTCTGAAGAAGTAAAAAAATCTTTATACAGATTTGACCCAGAGGCAGTAATTGTTTATAATAAGCACCCAGAAAAAGGTGCATCACAAATGTTAGTGATATTAGATATATTAAAGAAACATGGAAAACCGATAAGTGTAAAAGATTTCATACCTATAATAGAAAAGAGTAAGAAGCTTCAAACTTCTCAACCTGTTGACAGAATATATAAGCACTATCATAAAACAATGTTAGCAAACAACTACATAAACTATGAATAGGAGAAAGTAATGGCTTCGATAAGAAGAAAACTTGCAGTAAATGCAAACAACTCTAAAAACACAAGAATGGATATAGCAAGTGCAGGGACACTAGCAAACTGGAGACCAGATGAGTTAGCTCATATTAGTCGTTTTTGTAAGATGGGACAACTAATAATGGATAAAGCTAAAACTCTTGGACGACCTGTTGATATATTAGAAATAGGTTGTGGAGAAATATGGACACTTCGTTATTTATATAAAGCCTTTGTTTCCACTAAGTCAGAGATTGTAAATAGTTATGTTGGCATGGATATAGATCCAGCTTGTTTAACTGATTGGTGGGTAGACGATGATCTTCCTGTTACAGAACACCAGTGGTTTAAAACTATGACTTCGAATAAAGGTCAAATAGTTCTACAAGATTTAACAACTAATCCTGAACCTCCTGTAGAAGATGAATCTATAGATGTGTTTATGACAACAGAGGTTATAGAACATATGGGGAGAGAGTTTATCGAACCGTGGATTGAGGCTTCTGCTAGAAAGCTACGTCCAGGAGGTATTGCATATATATCGACACCTAACCACGATGGGTCTAATGATAAATTACCTAAAGATCATGTTTATGAGTGGGGTTATCAAGAATTAAAAGACTTATTAGAAAAACATTTCGTATTAGAACGTCATTATGGAACTTTTACTCAAACAAATAATTTTAACAAAAACCACCGTGCTAATATGAGATGGTCACAAAATGTTATTGATGATATTAAAAATAGATTCGATAAGCATTGGCAAAGAGTAATATTAGCTACGGCTTATCCTGAAACTGCTAATAATGTTAATTGGCATTTAAGGAAGAAGTAATGGATCCTGTTAAAAGATTTTTCTGGTGGATCGAGGAAAGACATGATATCTTTAAGAAAAAAGAACAAGGTCTTCCTCGCCCTTGGACAACGGATAAGATTTTAGATAAGTATCGATTTACTAATCCGTTTCGAGAAAACGATAAGACAACTGTTTGGTTTCGAGAAAACATGAGACAACCTCTCCATAATCAAAGAGAGGTCTTTATGGCTACTGTTATCTTTCGTTGGTTTAATCTTATTGAAACAGGAGAAACTTTATTAAAACATAATCTTCATATTGATTGGGATCCTGAACTTGCTAGAGAAGAAATAAAGAAACAAAATAAATATGTTACAGGGGGTTATATAATAAAAACACCTAATGGTATGGATAAAGTTGATGGGGTTATTTTTTGTATAGAGAGAATATGGCATCGACGAGGTTGGTTAGCAGACGATTTAATAGAAAATACAGAAACTCTAAGACGTGCTCATATTCTTTTAAAACAATTTCCTTATCTTGGTGCTTTCATGGCATATGAACTTGTTACTGATCTAAGGCATACGATGTTTTTAAACTCAGCTAAAGATATAAATACTTGGGCTAATGCAGGTCCAGGAGCAATGAGAGGATTAAATAGAATATTTGGTAGAGAGTTAGATTGGAAAAGTTCTAAACATAAATGGAACGATGATATGTTAACTTTATTTTATTGGAGACATAACTTTTTACCACCAGAGATAGCTACAGTTATGGAGATGAGAGAAATAGAACATAGTCTTTGTGAGTTTGATAAATATGAACGAGTCCGTTTAGGACAAGGCACACCAAGAGGGAGATATAAATGATAACATTTCGTGGCGATAACGTAGAAGAAGTATTTCAAATAGCAGTGATGTCATTAAGGGAGCCACACAACATGGTAAAAATACCAAGTAGAAATGGTGATGTCTTAATGTTTAGAGACCCTGTTTGTTCTACTTATAACTTTCCAAGAGAACGAGTAATGTTTCTTCCTGAGAGAAATTGTAATCCTTTCTTTCATTTTATAGAAGGCTTATGGATGTTAGCTGGTCGAAGAGACGTAGAACCATTAGCAAGATTTGTAAAAAGGATGAAAGAGTTTTCTGATGATGGTAACTTTTTATATGGGTCTTATGGTTATCGTTGGCGAAACCAATTTGGTTACGATCAACTACATGACGTTATTCAAAAGCTAAAAGAAAATAAATGGGATAGGCGAATAGTTTTATCAATGTGGGATCCTGTACATGATCTTCATTATAAAGGCAAAGATGTTCCTTGTAATACTCAAATATATTTTAAAGCCTATCCAACAAAAGAATTAGGTGAAGAGCATAATCAAATTAAATTAGATATGACTGTATGTTGTAGATCTAATGATTTAATTTGGGGTGCATATGGGGCTAACGCAGTTCATTTTAGTATGCTCCATGAATATATAGCAACAATGTCAGGATTAAGTGTAGGTTGTTATCATCAAATTAGTAATAATGCTCATGTTTATTTAGATGTTTGGAACGAACTAGATAAGAAACTTTCTAAAGGTATCTCTCCTCATGGCTATGAAGTTAACCCAGAGATAACATGGCAGGACTTAATACAAGATAAACAAAACTTCGATAAAGATTTAAATTATTTCTTTAACCTGTTTTGTTCTAGTAAAGATAACAAGGAACTAGGTGGTATGTGGATAACCCCAGATCACTTTAGTAATATGAAGACATTCGCTTATACAGCGATACCTCTTGTTGAGGCATGGAACTATTATAAACAAAAAGATTATAAACATGCCATACTGCAAGCCTCAACTATCCAAGCACCAGATTGGAGAAAAGCATGTATGGAATGGTTAGAAAGAAAGGAAGAGAGAGCTAAGAATGACTGAGAAACGTAGTAAGATAATACAAAAAGTTAATGTATTAGCTAACGATGATGTTAGTGCTTTGCATGAAGCAGAAAAGTCTTATGGAGACAGTTGGAAAAAGCGAGGTGGTATAGGTGCTTTTATGATGTTAGCTAGGAAGTGGGATCGTATAGAAAACCAATCAAACGATTATACTTACGATATCTTTTTAGCTTTAGAGGAGGATCAGAGACCAGAAGGGCTTATAGACGATATAAGAGACCTTAGACGTTATCTGCTCTTAGTCGAAGCACAAATAGCTTTACAAAAGAATGCTAAATAAGGTAAACTCTTTCCCAGAGAAAGGGAAGAAAGCATTGCCAAAATATAAAAATCCTTTACAGGATCCTCTGTTCCCTCCTGATAGTACATGGACAGTTCCAGAAGTGCTACCAGACTTATCGAAAGCTAAAGAAATAGCTATTGACCTTGAAACATGGGATCCTAACTTACGATCTAAGGGTGCAGGTTGGGCGAAGAAAGATGGGCATATCGTTGGTATCGCTGTAGCTACTGATGGTTGGGAAGGATATTTTCCAATACGACATAGATCAGGGGGCAACTTAGACGAAAAAGTTGTTTTTAATTGGTTAAAAGACATGGTATCTACAGATGCAGATAAGATTTGTCATAATGCCTCATATGATATTGGTTGGCTAAAAGCAGAAGGTGTTAATGTAAAAGGTCGTATAATCGATACTATGATCGGTGCACCTCTAATAGATGAAAACAGGTTTAGCTATGCTTTAAATGCGTTAGGTAAACATTACTTACAAGAAACGAAAAGTGAAGATTTGTTACGTGATGCTGCAGAAGCATGGAACGTAGATCCAAAAGCAGATATATCAGAACTACCACCTATGTATGTTGGTCCATATGCAGAGCAAGATGCTGCGATGACATTAAGGTTATGGAAGTTTCAAAAACAAGAATTATCAAGACAAGACTTATGGTCGATATTTAATTTAGAAACATCGATACTACCATTACTTATCGAAATGAGGTTTAGAGGTGTTCGTATTGATTTAGACCAAGCAGAACGTATGTCTAAAATGTTCAGGGCTAAAGAAGAAGATGCTTTATTACAGATAAAAAAGCTAGTTGGATCGAATATAGAAATATGGGCGAATGCATCTATAGAAAAAGCATTTAAGAAATTAAAACTACCATATAACTTTACAGAAAAAGGATCACCCTCCTTTCAACAATCATGGTTAGAAAACCATGAACACGAAGTTCCAAAGCTAATTGTAAAAGCACGAAAGATGAATAAAGCAAGGACAACATTTATCGACGGAATGCTTATGAGTAATCAACAATCAGGTCGTCTTCATGCTGAACTACATCCACTTCGTTCTGATGACGGTGGTACGGTTACAGGTCGTTTTAGTTACAGTAATCCTAATCTACAACAAGTTCCAGCAAGGGATCCTGAAATAGGTACGGCTATCCGATCATTATTTATTCCTGAAGAAGGATGCCAGTGGGGTGCTTTTGATTACTCTCAACAAGAACCAAGACTCGTTGTTCATTATGCAGAGATGATGGAACTTCGTGGGGCAAAAGAAGCTGGGGATGCATTTAGAGATGGAGATGCAGATTTCCATCAAGTCGTAGCTGATATGGCAGGCATACCAAGAAAGCAAGCAAAGAATATAAACTTAGGATTATTTTATTCTATGGGTGTTCAAAAATTGTCTAGTAGTCTAGGGTTAACGATGGAAGAAGGAAAAGAATTATTTAGCCAATATCATGAACGAGTTCCATTTGTAAAAGCCCTTAGTGAACGAGCTATACGACGTGCTGCAGATCAAGGCAATATAAGAACATTATTAGGAAGACGTTGTCGTTTCGATAAGTGGGAACCAATGCAATTCGGTACACGAAAAATTATGGATCATAAAACTGCTTATGCTGAACATGGTAATGCTATTAAAAGGGCTTTTACACATAAAGCTATGAATAGATTAATACAAGGTAGTGCCGCAGATATGACTAAGAAAGCAATGCAGTTATTATTCGAAGAAGGAATTATACCTCATATACAAGTTCATGACGAATTAGATTTTTCTGTAGAATCAGAAGAACAAGCAGTAAAGATAAAAGAAATTATGGAACATTGTGTAGAAATAAAAGTCCCTGTAAAAGTAGACGTGGAACTTGGACCAAACTGGGGTGAAGCTAAAGATGCTTCTAAAGTCATAGCTCATGCTGAATCTGTTAGAGGTTGGACGAGAGGTTCTGAGTCAGATTATACAAAGCAAGCAGTATAAACATTTTATTCTTATATAATTCCATTTTTATTTTTATTATAATAAATAAAAAGGAGTATTAAATGTCCGAAAAAACTATAACGATGCCTATCATCATGGCTGTTGTCGCATGGCGAAAGCTACGAGAGTTAGGTGCTAAGAACGAAGCAGATCTAATCGCTGCAAACCTTATAGGTCAAGGAGTTGAGCTAGAAGGTGCTACTGCCGATGAGACGTTCGACTTTTATTCTGAGTATCTAATTACACACGGAATGTTATCCGTCGAAACGGCAGAAGAAGATTATAAAAACACTTGGAAAATCATACATGGAAAGGGAGAAAGCGATGAGTGAACAAGAAAAAATAGAAAGAAGAAATTGGATGTCTAAAGAACAGAAGATTCAAGTAGCAAGGAAGTTATTCGCAAGTATGCGTGGTCAATATATAATTGGTCAAGCCCTCTATATTGCGATAAAAGAACTAGATAAAGTTCCTGGAGCAATGAAAGAAGTATCGAATATTGAAGATATGAAATTATTAATGTATAATTTATTTCCTATGTATAAAGATACTCAAGAAATAACTGAAAATATTCATAGTGAGTTTCCAACTGCTCAAAGTCCTTACGATAGTAATGGCGATGAGTCGGCATAAGAAACATTATTTTTAGTTTTTATTCATTTAATATTTTTACTATAATAAAAGAGTAGCATGGGGTAAGTACCTCTATCTCCCATGTTATTTGTTAAAATGTTGCAACGTACTAGAAGTGGGGCGATAGCATGAGGTTAGACAGAGTTGTTATCGGAATATCAGACCCTCTTTGACTTTGACGGAAGTCTCTCGGTAATGTCCTACCTCTAGTACACTTTTAGAAAGGAAGAAAGATGGCGATTACTTGTCCGAGATGTGGTCATGGCATACACCAGTTTGATATGACCCCTTTTAAAATTTTAGAATTAATTGTTAGCTTTGATTGGCGAAGTTTAAACGATGATGAGATTACTCTTTATAAGCCTGTGTTTGGTGAAGTTCCCTTAGATGGAGCGAGGGCTTTAGAAACATCAGATGGCACTCGTTTATTTATTATTAATAATATGACCCTGTATTCTTTTGAGCTAGGTACTACTAAATCTCAAGGTAAGTGGGTCTTGCTTCATGTGACTAATCAGGAGGGTTCTAATGGAAAATAGATATTATGTTAAAGTAGCTATTAATAGAGATCTTAACAAATTAGTAGAGTTTATGATCGAAGCTGATAATGAAGAGCAGATTAGAAAAGTAATAGATAATAAACACGAAATAATAAGAATGGATTGGATAGACTAATGAAACATTTTAAACAAAAATCTTATGGTCGATCAACAGGTATCGCTAGTAACCTTTTAGAACAGATTATCCAACAAGATTGGAGAGGTCTATCAGCAAGTGATCTACAAACTTTCCAAGGTGTTGAATCAGATGGTGCAAGAATATTAGAAACAGAACATGAAACATATATTTTACATCAAAACACTTTAGAAGTTTACTCTCACGAAAACCATAGTATGATTCAATATGAACTCAAGCTAGTCAATATACTGGAGGTAGATGATGAAAGTGCCGTATGATTATTATACTCTCGAGGGCTTGATAAGGAAGTGGCATGAAGATCGTAACCTTATCGAGGGTAGTACAAGTAAAGATCAAGTTCTAAAACTTTTAGAAGAATTAGGCGAGTTATCCCAAGCAGTTATTCAGGCAGACTCTTACGATACACCAGAAGTCCCAAAGGCTTTGATAGCAGATGCTATTGGTGATATGTTAGTTATTATGATTAATATTTGTATGCGAAATAATATGTCTTTAGTTTCTTGTATGGATTATGCTTACGAAGAAATTAAAGATAGAAAAGGAAAATTGGTTAACGGATTATATATTAAAGAGGAGGATCAAAATGAGGATGCCAATGGATTTAACAACCAAGCGAATTAAGAAAGTATTAGTAGAGGCTAATCAAAGAGATTTAGCAGAGATCTTATACGATGCTCATACTATTTGGGATATAAAAACATTTACTGCGTTAGGCTTTCCACCAAAGTATGTAAAGAGTTTCATTCGTACTTATAAATCTGATGGCTCTCATAAAGGAAATATCTATGCAGACGATGGTTCAATTATAAAAGAACTCGAAGGAGTTTCGTCTCATAGAATTGTAGAAGATATGGCACGACGTTTTAATCTTCATACTGCTCTAGAAGCATCATATATGAAAGCAGGTCGTGGTAGTTCTTTAGCCGTACTTACCGACGCAGTTTTAAAACATGTAGAGGAGAATGTAGCATGATACTTTCAACAACAGGTTATTATCGTATTCGTATTAAAAGACGTGGGGACCACGGATCATCATTCATTGGTTCGTATCGAACACGAGAAGAAGCAGAAAAAAGGTTAGAGTTCTTCTCTGCTCCATTAAAAAACAAAAACTTTTATTCAATCAATATTGAAGAAATGGAAGATACACTTAGCTACAAGTTTAACGATAAAAAGCATAGTTTTCCTATATAAATTGCCTTTTTGTTTTAGTATAATAAAAATAAAGAAAGTAGAAAGGATATTGCTAATGTATTGTAAAATATGTGATAATGTTATCTCGCCCCCTCGCAGGGTTAGTCTTGGGTATGATACCTGTTTATCTTGTGGCGATAAAGAAGCTAAACAAAAAGTTCATACTGTTGTTCCTATGCATAAATCTAATTATGTTCTTGTGACTAACCTTTCGGAGTTAGTTAATATAAATACGAAAGGAGCATAAGCATGGCATGGAAAGTATTAGAGGAGGGTCATGGTTTCGGTTATGTCGAATATTGGCACCCAGAAGATATTGCTCACCCAGAGCATCCTACAGAGATACCTGATGATCATATAGACTATATGGATGCAGAGTCTCAAGTTGTTTCTGCTTGGCAAGATGTTAACTATACTTACGTTATTCATCATGTCTTGGACGAAACTTTTAATTATTTTAGATATCCAAAGGAGGCACAGTAATGATAGGTAATCCAGATGATGTATCTAATCAAGTAATTGCAAAGATAGAACGATGGTTAAAACATGAAATTAGCCATCAAGCCCCTGTAGTCGATGGTGAAGAAATTCTTACTGACGGTACTGAGGGTATTTGTGAGGGTCGGTATGAATGTGCTGTCTCTTTATTAAAACAAGTCGAAAAATGGAAGAAGGAGGTAGGACTATGAGTAGATTCCATTCTGAAACCTTAGATGAAGCATGTATAGAAATGTTTGATCATGATAATTGGGGTTATGTAGACAAAAGTGATCTGAAAAAACAATTTGAGCATTATGATAAAGTAAAAGATAATATTGCTCATATTGTTGTGTTTTGGAAAGAACCAGAGGGGGATGAATTAGATGAGTGAAGAAATAAACTATGAGGCTAAGTACATAAAGAGAACTGCTCAGTTAGTTGATACTAAAAACAAACTTAGTGATGTACAATTAAAATTAAGAGAGGCATATGAACTTTTATCTTTAGCTCAGCAAAAATTAAAAACATTAGAGGGGAAACAAAATGGGTAAACCAAAATTTTTATTAAAAGTCACTTACCCAGATCAAACTGAAGAATACTGGCATGATCCTATGTGTGTAATTATCCCAGATCTTGCTCGTCTTCAAAAGATCCATAATAATAAGCTCGTATTACAATGGCTTGATATAAGACAAACAGGTATGAATTTAGGAAATATTGTTGATTCACCTGAGCCACGAGAAGTATGATGGAGTATTTATTAAAGAGACCAAACACAGGATACAATACCGAAAAAGAAAGAGAGTTTGCGAAATGGTCTGGTGTTTCTGATTGGGAAGTCTTCTTTCAAAACAAAAAGATTGGAGACATTTATTATGTTGGTACTCTTAATACCGAATGGGGTTGGAGCTTAGATGGTTTTACTAAACAAGGAAAAGCACCAACTAGACAATGGGCTCTTGAATATCTAAAAGAGTTTCATAAAGAAAAGATGTAGAACCAAGTATGGAGGAACCTTGATTCTACACTCATTTACAGGGGAGAAATAAACGATACTTAACGATACGTTATTTTTTGAATCAGTAAAAGCATTATTTTGTTATAGTAATCGTTTTTTATATCTCTTATTATAGTAGTAAGTTAAATATTAACCATTAATTTAGAAAGGAAGAATAATGGCACATAATATCGAAACAATGGCTTATGCAAATGCAAAGCCTTGGCATGGGTTAGGAACAGAAGTTTCTGATACCCTTACTCCAGCTCAAATGCAAAAAGCTGCACAGCTTGACTGGACAGTTAGTAAACGACCAGCTTATACATTAGATAAGCCTGAGTGGTCAACCGAAAATGGTCAGATCGTTGGTGATGTCGGTTTACTCCAAGCTAGTGGACATCACTTCATTGTTAGGGATAGCGATAATTCAGTTTTATCGCAGTGTGGCGAAAAATACATACCTATCCAAAACAAAGATATCTTCGACTTCTTCGTTAAGTTTACTCAAGCAGGTCATATGAAAATGGAGACTGCTGGTTCTTTACGAGATGGTAAAGAGATTTGGGGTTTAGCCAAACTCGAAGATGATTTCGAATTAGCTGGTGGCGATGAAGTTAAAGGCTACCTCCTTATCAATCAGCCTCACGAAGCAGGCAAAGCAATGACGATTAAGTTTACACCGATCCGAGTTGTTTGTAACAATACCTTGACTATGGCATTGCGAGGCGAAGGTACTGCACTTCGTATGCCCCACGTCAAAGAGTTCGATGAAGATGTCCGAGCTGCAGCAGAAGAAGCACTTGGTCTCAGTAGTCAAGCGATAACCGACTTCAAAGAAAAGTCCGAGTTCCTTGCATCTCGTCAATACAAACAAGAATCAGTTCTTAATTATATTGCTGAGTTGTATCAACCTTCCGTACTTGTTGATAAAGCCAAAGCACTTACTGATGATGAATTCGTTATGCAAGAGCAGTTTAATGCTACAGCGACTCAGGTCCTTCAAAACATCGATCTAAGTCCAGGTGCTACGATGAAGTCAGCCAAGGGAACTTGGTGGGGTGCTTTGAATGGTGTGACTTATCACGAAGATCATCAGAAAAAGCAGTCAGCTCCTGGTAATGCTCTTCATTCATCATGGTTTGGCGTTGGAGCAAACAGGAAAGCCAAAGCATTAGACAAAGCTATCGAATATGCAAACGCATAGCTTGGTCGACTATGTCCAGTTGATTCTGGACATAGTCATTTTATTTACGACATAACAGTTCCTTTCGCCCCACCATGAAAATGGTGGGGTTTTTTTACGAGTAAAAACAGTATAATGTAATAGTAATCGTCGCTTTGCTTTACTATAATATAAGTAAGATTAATTTTAGAAAGGAAGAAAAATGTACATACAAGAACAAGAAGATCGTGATTTTATTTACGCATCACCCCAAGATTGGGATCGAGCTGAGGCTAGAGAGATTGGTTCCCAAAACCCTGATAGAGCTTATATCGCTACAGGTAATGATGTTTGGCACGTTAACCCATTTTGGGGTAAGTATGATGAGTGGGGTAATCCTTTACGAAAAGAAGCCCCTCATTCTCGTATTCCTCACCCAGAGGATTGTGCTGACGAGGGCGATGACGAGTTAATCGAGCAGTTAATGAAAGAGGAGAATTTATAATGTATGCACTTTATGCACACCGTGAAGGAATGACTAATATCTTTATCAGAACATTCCCTCGTCTTACTATGATGGATTCGGTTACTATCGAAATGGGTTCTGGTTCGTATAGTGATGAGTTCCATTCTTTTCCTGAGGGTTATGAAGCGTTCGCCCTTAATCTTAGAACTGGTGAATTATTATGGTTTGACGATGTGTGGAATTCGCCTGTTGATGAAGATATTCGTCAAGGCTTCTTTTCCTCTTTTGATTGTAACTTTAAGGAGTAATTGATAATGAAAAAAATGTACGCAACTGGTGTTATCTATGATGAAGATGACCACATAAGAGAAATCTTTCAGCACGAAAGTGAAAAAAATGTGCGAAAGATGATGAAATGGGTTTTAGAAATCAGCGATAAAAATTTAACCAGTCAATACGTTGGTCGTATTCGTAATGAAAATTGGAACACTGAACACAAAGGTAAGAAATATATTTTTGAAAAAGGTGAATTCGTAAAAATAGAAAATATCACTTAACTAACTTGGGGCAGAAATGCCCCAATGTCCCTCCTGTTCACTTTTAATGTTTTAATTTCTAAAACTCACGTCATAATCTCATAATCTCATAATATCTTCTGTAATGCTCTGTGGCTCTTGGTTCTTGGCTATGATATTTGTTTTCAAGATATCATAACTGTTAGTCATAGATAAAGGGTCGGGAGAAAAGTTTTTTGTTTTTAGAATAAAAAACCATTGTATATTACTATTGTGTCTGGTAAGATATAAGGAAAGAAAACAAAGAAAGTGAGAAAAGGTCATATTGATGAGAGATCTTGTGTACACTCCAGTTTCGCCATCAGAATGTGGAAATTACTGGGTTTGCTCAGATGGTAAGAGACACCGACCACTACTACCAAAGCACAAAAAGTTTTGTAGACTATATGTTGAAGGAATGTCTGCTGCAGCTGCAGCGAGAAAGTCAGGCTTTACGAAAGACATGATAGGCTCAAAAGTTCAAGGTTCTGCAATGCTTCGTAAGAATCCACTGGTTGGTAATTTCATTATTGAGCTTTTGGAAAAGCAGAAACAACGAGCAGAAGTTAGTGTTGACTCACATCTAACAGAACTTTCCCATTTGCGTGATGAAGCGAAGGATTCAGGGCAAATTGCTGCTGCGATCTCTGCCGAGGTGTCTAGGGGCAAGGTAGCAGGGTTGTATATAGATCGGAAGGAGGTCATGGTTTCAAAGATGGAAAGCATGAGTTCAGAGGATCTTGTCTCAAGGATAAAGCAAATTGTAAATGGAAGCAATATGAAAGTAGTAGAGCATGAAGACAGAAAAGAGCCTGTATCAAACGCTAAAGAACAGCTTACCCAAAGTTCACTGGCAAAGGATTGAAACAGGAGCCCTTGGCACAGGAGTGCCTGACGTCAATGCTTGTTGGCAGGGCAATGAGTTTTGGATTGAACTCAAGATAGGAACGATACAGTCAGTCAATCTATCAGCCCAGCAATGTGCATGGCACACGCGTCGTGCAACTCGAGGAGGTGTCTCTTGGATTCTTATTCATGACCCTTCAAAACATCAAATTTGGTGCGTTCCAGGCAGTCAGTCAGTCAATCTAAGAAATCGTACCCTCTGTTCATCATCACCTACCATTCATCATCAACAACATCCGTTTGACTGGAAGCTCGTGCTAAAACAATTTTGTTTGACTGACCGAATGACTGTCTGATTGACTGAATGACCGATTGATTGATTGACTCGGATCCAGGCAGCAGGAATCATTTTGTCATAAAAAAGATTTAAAAATCAGTAATTAATACTTTACTATAGTAAGAGTATGGTATATGATACTGGTATAACTTAATTAATTTAGAAAGGTAGAAAGTTATGAAAAAATCTAAAAAGGTAGCTCCTGTCGCTAAATCTCCTGTAGGTAACTCTGGTATTCCTGCTCCTGCTAAAAATGGTTTTAATAATCGTAAAGTTACTTTGATAACAAAGGTTATTGAAAATCGTAAGATAGCTGGTCAGGCTATGATTATTCTTAATACTATTGAAGCTCTTGGTGGCTCTGCTACTCAAGGCGAGGTAGTTGATAACTTGCTCGCGAATGGTTTAAAAACTGTTCAGTCGCCAAAAAGAATTTATGATTTCTATCGTAAGTTATTGGTCGAGGATGAGTATATTAAACTCGATGCTTAATGATTGAGGGAGCTTCGGCTCCCTCTTTTTTTGCCGATTGCACCTGATTGACTGACTGACTGGGTTTCATCATCATAGCCTTTCATCATAGCCTTTCATCATCACTTATTACAGCACGAGCAAAGGCTCAGGTATAATAATGACCCATTCTCTCTACTGGTTTGTTTGACTGATTGACTGACTCGCCCAAAATAATTAGTTAACGATGTTAAACGATAGTTTGAAAAATAATTAACTTTTTACTTTACTTTAGTAAGAAAATCGCAATAATAGAATATATAACTTAGAAAGATAGAAAGGAAAATATTATGTCTAAGAAAATTTCTAAAATCGTAGCTAACGGTGCTACTGTTACTCCTACCGTTGATAAGTCTTCTATTGCTAAATGTGGTATTCCTGCCCCTTCTCCAAAGGGTAGTAATAACGTAGTTTATAGTTTAACTGATAATGTATTAGAAAACTTAAAGGCTTATCCTTTACCAGCCCAAGCCCAAGCTATTCTATATAGTTTAGATAATCTTGGTGGTAAAGCTACTAAAGGGGAAATTATTAAAGATTTAAAAAACCCTGAAACTAGTAAATTATCTACTACCCAATCTGTAGAAAGAATTTGGACTTTCTACCATAAAAGGCTTTTAGGTGATTACTTTAAAGTTAACTAATTTACTGGGGGGCTAGTAGCCCCCCTTTCTTAGAAAGGATATTAAAATGAAATTATTCCACGTGATTATTTGTACTATTTGTTTTTTCTTAGCTACGTTGTACTTTATTACTTCGTTCTTAATTTGGGATCCAGTCCATATTAGTATTGGCTTATTATTAATATTTGGTACTGCTTGGGCTACGGCTAGGGAGATAGCAAAACCTTAAAACTTGGGGGCTTTTAGCCCCCCTTTTTTTACGCACACCACCCTATTATAAAAGCGACACGACAGCCCCCCACCCCCCTTTACAGCGAGAACCACCCTTTTTCTAGCACTAAAGTGCAAGGTTGTCAGCCGATATACCAGAAATTTTACGATAGGATCTTTTTTGGTTTTAATTTTTTCATAAATAGGTTATATCTGGAAAAAAGGAGTCAGTAATGCGAGTTGGTGGGGTAGCAGCAGTTCCTACAGATACTATACCAAAACAAACCACGATTAGTGGTCAACCACACATGCTCGCATATATCAATCCCCAAGAAGCCCAATTATTAAAAGATCGTGGAGGAATTGGTTCATTATTCGGCATTCCTACTTTTTTTAACCCTGCTGATGATATGGGATTAGAAAGTTCTTTAGCTAATCAACAATCTGTTTCGGCAGGATTAGGAGCGACAAGTATAGAAGGCGATCAAGGAACTGGCACAGAAGATTTCGATTTAAGTCCTTTTGGAGGCATGGGTCCAAATGTATCAGTAAATACGCAGGGTAATGTTACAGGTATCGCAGGGTTTGATCCTAATAGTGCGTTAGGTGGATCAGGTACAACAGGACCAAGTTTTTCAATAACTCCTTCTCAAATTGGTAGAGGGATGACAAGTCTTTTATCTCTTGTTCCTAATCCTATACAACCTTTAGCTCAAATGGTAAGTAAAGGATTAGCTGTAAGAGATATAGGAAAGGTACTTGGTGGTAGCCGAGAAGGTGCACTTGGTAATATAGTAAGTGGTATAGAAAATTTTTCATTAAGTGATTTAACAGCTGATCTTGCAGCAAAAGCAAGAGGCGAAAAATAATGGATTGTTACCATTGTGGTACAAAATTAATTTGGGGTGGTGACCATGATTTGGAAGACGAAGAAGAATATTCGATGGTAACTAATTTATCATGTCCAAAATGCGAAGCCCATGTAGATGTATATTTTCGTAGGGAAAAAGAATAATGGAACAAGGTTTAATGTCTTTATTTAAAAAAGACCCACAAGGCATGATCCGTGTTTATCGTGGTGAGCCTCGTAAATTACCGAACCCAAAATTTGATTTCGGATATTCTGGCGATATGGAATTTCAAAAACAAGAAGGTAAAACGACACGAGGAAAATTTTTCACACCTAATTTAGAAAAGGCGAAAGGATTTGCTGGTTTACAAGAGACTCCTTCAGTAAAACGAATAAAGCAAACAGGAGGAGGTCGTATTAAAACGATGTTAGTTTCTCCTGATGAATTTTCTAAAGCTGCAAAAGATGCGTTTAAATTTCATGCATACGGCATGAAAGAAAATAGGATCGGTGGACCTCAAGCAGCAGAAAGAATGTTAAAAGATGGTTTACGATATGTAGATAGTTTAGATTTAGAACGAGCTATAGGAAATATAAACGATAAACAATATTTTAGAATGTTACGAGAAGGAATATTTCAATTTGCACCTGAAAGAGCAAAAACAGCAATAGTTGAATCTTTTAAAATAAATCCAGGAGGGATGCTTTTAGAAGGATTAGGAGTTGCTGGAAAAGCTGTTGCAAAAGGTGCAGGAGTTTTATCTTACCCATTAGCATTATTATTTTCGCCTGAATTAAATTTAGATGAAGTAGAAGAAGGTGCTTTTACGGAATATGAAGAATTACCCCCAGAAGCGATGACGCTTGATGCAACTTAATAGTTTAGAAGAAATAGAAAAATATATTTCGTCTACCGATCTAGGTGAATTAAAACGAGACGAATTATTAGAATTAAATTTACTTACAGATGAATTAAAACGAAGAAAGCTCCAAGAAGAATGCCGAGGAGATTTTTTAACTT